AGCGTCAACCGCCTACAGTGGTTCGTCTGTTCCTCTAAATCGTTTTGACAGCATTCGCCTTGTTTTAAAATTCACGTCTAAACCATTGTCTACCCTCAGTACCTTTGTTAACGTAACCTGTGTTGGTGAGACCACCGCTCTTTTCAAGGGTGGCGCTGCCTCGCTTGCCATGTATTAAATTGATGTATTAAATTGATTTATTAAATTGATATATAAACGTGTGTGTAAATGTAATTGTGTAATGTGTAATGTGTAATGTGTAAATGTGTAAATGCGCGATTTGTAAGTGTGATGTACTCTTTATTTAAAAAGTTAAATAAATAATACAATACACAAAATGTGTTAAATTAATTTAAAAAAAATATATACAATTATAATAAATGTCAGGCTCAATTGCGGCAATTGCAGCATACGATGGTAGCGGTACACAAGGATACGGAACTACTGACAAACCTATTTCAGAGGCTAAATCAATTTTCTGGAACGAAAACGACACCGATGTATATTACGTAAATGGTTCCAGTTTCTCGGAGGTATCCAGCAACAAAGGAGAAATAACAACTCCCGAGACTATTGTATTTACATTCGACAACGACTCAGACGCGATTAATGATTTAACTCTTGCAATCGAAAGAACTGGACAATTCACAAAAGATACCAACACCCCGGTTTATTATATGTTGTACTTTATAGACAGAATAGAAATCTGCATGGGTAATCAGGTCATTTGCACAACGAATACTATGCAACTAGTAAAAGATTATTTTGATCACGGGGATTATACAATCTTTACAAACTTTTATCCAATATCAGGTTCTACTACTTCTACTCAGACGGCTGCGCAAAAAGTAAACTTAAATATATTTAGAATGTTGTCTCATAAAGGATTAGACTCTTCATATCTAATGGCGTGTGCAAACAACCAGTCTCTACAAGTAAAAGTTTATCCACAGAATTTGACGTTAGCAGAATTTACCGCATATGTTAACTCCGCGACTAACGTGCCACCGTCGGCGTTCGCTGATAACACTTTTTCGTTTAAACTTTTTGCTAATAAAACTTCGATGACAAACGCGGAAAGAGATTTTCTTAGAAAACAGGTTGTACCAAAAAGAACTAATATTTCTCAATTTGCTCAACTATCGGATAAACCAACTCAGTCTACTATTAACCTTGGAGATACTATAACCATAAACTGTGATCATTTTAACATTTATGCAGACACGCTTTATATTTTAGGGTTGTGTCATAAACAATTAGAAAATCTCGGCGGGTTTGATGTAGAGTTATTCTTAAATTCTACTTCTTATTGTGGTGAACTACCTTATTACATAGCTCATTCTAAACCAAATACACGAGCACTTGCAGCCGCTGACACTCCGACTGCCATTGCCAATAATGCCAATGGTACTGTTATTTCTGCTGCTATCGCTTCTATCAACACAAGAATCCATGAATCAAACAGCGACAGATTTTTCTATTATAAAATAGATCTTGCTAAAAACGGATACAATAATAAGCACGACCAAAATTATGTACCCCTTACTAGATTTGATTCTATTAGACTAGTTCTTACAGCGAAAAAAGCCATTACAAAAGCTGATTACGAGGATTTTTTTGAGACTTTAACCGTTGTAGCAGAAGGTAAATGCACAGCTTTGTATCAAAACGGAGCAGTTACATTCAATAATTACTAAATACATAAATGTATTACATTACATTACATTACATTATATACACTTGATGAACTTCCAATCCAATTCTTTACAGATACCTCTCCAGATGTTCTCTTGTTCGAATAACTTCTCACGACTCTTAAGTAACGGAAAATAAATAAGATATTCATTTTTGTCTAATAACTGAAAAAATTTGTATAAAGTATAAGAATAGCTTAAAAAGTTCTTTCTGGTTTTCGGACAGTACTTTTCAAACGGTTCTTGAATTTCATTAAACAACCCTGTTAGTTTTATTTCTAATTCTTGCGAAATAACTAATTGTTTATTGCCTGTAATTTTATGGATTATATTTGGTATATGTTCATAGTATTTATTTAACTTTAACTTTTTAAGAAATTCTTTAATTTTATGATATGTAATAAGAGTTTTGTCAGTAAGACGTTCTTTTTTAATTTCTATTATAAGTAATTGTATAACTTCTTCTGGAACATTTGTACCTTCACGACCCTGTATCTGAGTAATCCATTCTTTAAAGTGATTAGTTCTCTTGTAACTATAAGGTTTAATGTATTCGTGATTCTCTGCGTGGTTCCATTCTGGCAGTTCAGATATATTAAACTTTTCGGTAAGACCGCAAGTATAACAAATTAATAAACCAGATGATGTATCCTGAACAGTATTTCCCTGACATTCTTTACAGACGTACACTGCTTTACCGCGTTCTACACAAATACCAGATTCTTCTGGAAAGCATTTGGCCATATACATCTTGTAGACTTCTTCTTTGTTATTTTGTGAATCTAACGAAATGTATTTGAATATTTCTCCGTCGTTGTTACATTCGGTTGTGTATTCCTCAGAGTCTATTTCTTTTATAAAGTCCATTGACTTGAAAAGATATTCTGATAGTTGTCTTTCCGACTCTATGTCATCTATTTTGTCTTCTAGTTCTTTTAGTTTAGTGTCAATATCCCGATTAAATTTATTAACCGATTTAGCTTTGTATAGTAAATTTAACTCGGATTTATACTTGTTTAAATTTTTTTTCTCTGTTTCTATAGATTCTATAGTTTGATCGTGCTTTGATATTATAGACATTCTTGAATCTGTGTGCGCGATTTTTTTAGAAATCTTAAAAGAAGACATTATAAAAATAATAGGTTATTCTTTTAAACACATTTAATTTAAAAATATATTATATACTTAAAAATGCAATGTTAATATCTTATTCAAAAGATTTTACCGTTAAATGTATTAAAAATTTATGTAAAATTAAGGGTATACGTTATGTTTCCAATTACAGTAAAGATTATTTACTCAATTTATTAAACAATTTTAACGCGGCTAAAATTATACAAGCGAAATTAAGAAGTAAAATAATGATGGACACATTCTGTCCTATATGTCACGAATCTCTAAAGTACCCGTTTGTTTCGATAAAAGTAAACGACAAATTTTTTTACTATAATTTTTTTACATTAGTAGAATATCTCAATAAAACCCACGACTTTAGAGATCCGTGTACGCGCCAAGTTATAAAAGACAAGAAATTGATACAAATTAATAAATTAATTAGATACTACTACGGAAAAACTACTAATAAGATATTAATATCAAAAAGCATGATTAAAACAACCGATCTTAATATAATAACTTATTGTTTATATGATATAATTAATGAAATGCATAACAAAAATGTAACCCTTGAAGAAATATATCATAACATTTTGCCAAGATTTATATACTATATAAATTACCTAATTAAAAATCACCCTAAAGAAGATTCTGAAATAATTTTAAATGCATGCAAAGAAGCTGTTAACAATACAGTAATTTTAGATTATATACAGCTTGTAGAGATAATAAATTACTAAAAAATATCAATATAAAGAAAACTTACTATTTAATATAAAGAAGCGATGATTGATTTTTGTAAAATTTGCGACCCAAAATGCAAACATAATGATTGTATATGTAATGAAAACTTTAGATATTTTTATGACATATACAATGAATTACAGGCGATCAACAGTTTAGAAAAATTCAATTTATCTAAAAATTGGAGCATCTCTACTATGACCATCTGTTGCGGTTTTAATAGTTCTATAAATTTGGAAAAGTACACGAAGATGTATTGCGAAGAAATAACAGGTAGGTCTTTTTATAACTGTATTAATACGTATACAGGTGTTAAATACCAAAATAAAAACAGGGTGTCTATTAAAATATTCTCTAACGGAAACATGCAATTAGCGGGTGTATTAAATGTAATGTCTGCGACATATGCTATACGTAAGATATACAGAAGACTTTTAAATCTAGAAGCTTTTGATTCTGAGGCTTTTATATCCAATGTAAGAATTTGCATGATTAATTCTGACTTCAAAATAGATAAAAACATAAAGCAATCAAATGTGTGCAAATTTTTGGACTTGAAAGAATTGGAACATGTTAAGATGTACTCTTTCAATCCAAGTAAGTATCCCGGAATAAATATTAAATTTTCAAATCCTTATAACGAAAAAATAATAACATGCGCAATGTTCAGACCAGGGAGTATAATAATAACCGGAGGCAATGACATAAACTCTTATAAATTTGTACTGCACCAAATTTTTAATTTGTTACAAAATAATAATAGTTTTTTATATTAATGGTAACATCTAATGTTAACCTTATATCAAATAAATAATATAATAGAATCAAATGTGTCTTGTAATGTATCTCATAAGATAGTAAACGCTTTTACAAATAAATGCTTTATTCACTCGTTTATAACAGGTTTTTATAAATGTAATGAAATTTTCGATAAAAGTACCTTTATAGTAGCTTTGATTTATATGTACAGATATAATAAAGAATGTAAATTAACTTATGCGAATATTAAATTAGTTCTAGAAACATGTTTAATATTAGCTAATAAATACTGTACTGATTTTGAAATCAGGGACTCTGGTCCCTTAGAAGTTCACTTGTTGAAGACAATAGATTGGAATTTATACATATCACAAGATGAATACAACTATTACCACAAAAAAACACTCGAATTAGATTAATCTTCTTCATCTATTACCGAGAGATCTTTATTTACAGGATCGCTCTTAATTTCACTAATAACTGGGAACTGTTCAGCGTCACTATCCTCGTCTATTTCAAGGTCGGTTTCTGGGGTTGCTTGAATTTGTTGAATTTCTTCAATTTTTGGCGTTTCCTGTGTATTTTTCTCAACGCGATCCTTAATGTTATCTACATCTTTAGACAATTCAACTACTCTATTATATAACTTGTAGACCAAAAAAGCCAAAATAGCTAAAATGCATACAAAACAAACAGAGGAAACTAGAGTAAAATCTTCAACGGCAGGTTTTTCGATACCCATTTATTATACCGAGAATGTTTTAAATATCGATATAAAACGAATTACTCGGGGTCGTCTACATCATTGTCTTCGCCTGGAATATCTATACCCGCATAAAATGTAGTTCGTTTTAGAACTATACCAGAATTAATAGGATACTCACGACTACCCTGTTGGATAATTTTGATGTTATTGTTAATAAATGTAGACATGAAATAATCTTTTGTAAATTGTTCTCTGGGTAAATTATTTTCTCGGCAGTGATCATTAAATGCTTGAGTAAATACTTTCATTGGAATATACAACTTTTTATCAAATACTATCTTACCAGATTTTAAGAAATTTTGAAGAGAATTTGTAGTTTGTTCCATCTCTTCTTTGTTTTCGTGAAAATACCTCGGAAGTATATTCCAGATACCCTTTTTCCCGTGTACATTCAAAGCGTTATAATACCCACGAATACACAACTTCAATATAAAAGGAAGTTCTTTGAGAAGCTTTTTGTCAATTTCAGTGTCTGTGTTCATTACTTTCTTCCAGAAATTAACTACAGCGGTTCTGCGAGATACACTTTCTGAGTTATTTTTGTACCTCATAATTTTATTGCCACCCATAGTCATTGGGACTTTCCAGTCTATTGTTTCGTCACTCTTATACTTTTCAGCGTAAGTATTTCGTCCTCCTTCTACTATAAGCTGCCAATCAGTTTGTTCCATTTTGAAATTTTCGGCTATCTCAGGTGCAAGCACCATGAACTTGTTAGCATGTGGTTTAATACCAAATTTAGCGTCAATATTATTAGCAATTACACCAACGTCTTCTTCGTCGTAAAACTTTTGCAGGATCTTCATTAGAATAGTACTCTTGCCAGCACCTGCCTGACCGAGTAGATAAAGAAGTACCTGCCAGTTATCCAGTTCTCCGATGTCAAAACACATTCTTCCCATAAATGCACACAGCCACTTTTGAACTTCTTCTGTGAACTCCTGATAATCAAGAAGACTTTTGAATGTAGGACAATGATCCATTATTTTAAACCAGTCTTCGTCTGAGTATTTTGCGAAATTATTAAAATTGGTTTCATGATATTTACAAGCGACTGAGAAGTTAGTTATATATGGATGAGATTCGCCATATGGTACAAATATATCAGAATAAACAGGTGTTTCGTCCGGACCGGCGATGTTATATTTTGTAATGTAGTTGCCATTCTTAAATGCAAAAAGATGACGATCTTTTACGAGCAGGGGCAGTTCGGGGCCAACAAACTCGTTAAAGTATTTTTCAGCGTTGTTTATGTTGCTTCCTCCGCTAGCGGTAGCATTCTTCCATTGATTAAAATTAATTTTATGATCTGTTTTTTGATAAATGTATTCCTTTACTGTACACTGTTTTTTCCAAGCGTGCGTATTGTTACCCTTTTTAATAATAGGTTTATAAAGATTCCCGCCGCATTTTGCAAAACCTTCTTCAGAAAGAAGTTCTAGAAAATACAAAAGAAGACATTGGTAAGGTGTCTTTTTAGAATCGTCTGTAAATCGTGTGTATTTAAATAGGACATCTGGGTCCTCATTAAATAGTGCATTGTGACTTGGATCGAGTGTTTTAAATAGAAGATAAGTATCACGAATAAGTCTTTCAGAATAAAAAATAACTTCGTATAGATTGTCCCAGCGACTTGAATATTCTTCGAAATCATCCACACATGTCTTGAATTTAGTATAAACTAATGTAGCTTCAAATATAGCTTTTTCTAGTTCTATTTGAAGAACCGAAGTGTCTATTCCATCAATAGACGTTATATTCAATCTTTTACAAGCATCTTCTATTATATTTTTTTTACTAACTGTCCATTTAACACTAAGATCCTCAAAATATCTCATAATTTCCTTTTCGTTCGCATTTTTGACACGTTCTTTAATTTCGTTACTCCAAGGACGATTAGTTTCTAGAATAGACATTCGCTGATATAATTTTATATAAAATATTTTTTTATATGATTTTTTAATCAATATTGTTTTTAGGAATTTATACTCGTTAATACTTGTAAAAAATATTATTTATGTATTAATAATGAAGAAATGAAAATGCCGGCTTTTCTAATTTTCAATAAAAACGGCGAAATTGAAGAAAAAAGCACTAAATGTGTTACATTTGACAGTGAATTGTTCCCAGAATATGAACATTATAAAAGATACGATGAGTATATAATCTTGTATAATGTTGAAAATGGTAGTAAAAATTTAACGTCCTTTTACTTCACCGAGGATAAGTACACAACCGATGTTGCTGTACTTAAAACAGACGCCCTTAAAATTAAAAACTTAACTTATAAAATGTACGCAAGAGAGATCTCTAAAATTAAGATTGAACCCAATGATTATTCTGATTCTGATTCAGAGTCTGAGATAGAAGACATCTGTCCATTTACTTATTAGTCTACTTGGCTTTTAACGATCTATTAACAGTTTTTTCACGACCCTCTATGTATATGTAATCGTGGAGAAATTTAGCTTTTTCTTCTGGGTTCATTCCATGAGTTTTATCTGTATCTTCTGAAAAATATTTATATATTCTATCATAAACGTCCCCTTTAGACACTTGTTTGACGCTTTTAGTATTCTTAAGTTCATAGGAAGCAGTATCAATATTACATGCATCTAGTTCATTAATTTCCATAAAAGATAAAACCTCTGCCTGTTTTTCTTGCTTAACCTTAGTAAGTTCTTTGATTTTATCCTGTAGAGGTTTTATTTTCTTTTTAAGTTCTTTGATTTGAGCTTCTAAATCACTGAATTGTGTTACGTCGTTTTTAAAAAATTGTATCTCCTGATCTGAAACGTTTAACATTTAAATTTAACTAAGTTATTTTTTTAAATTAATTACCGATTTTTTGACAGATTAAATATAAATAAATCGCATTTAATAACAGTAGAACTGTTATAATTATGCAGTAAAATTTTATAGGTAATGCTACTTCATTTAATGTATCCTTTATTTTTGCTTGTCCCTCTTCGTCCAAAAATTTAGATAACATTTATCTTTTGATGTCTGATTATATTTTTAATCGCTAAATGCACCGACGTCTTCAAAATCTTCGCAATCATCCCCGGAATCGTAATTATCTACGTCGAATGTATTATCTTCTTCGTCGGATTCTGAATCTGATAAGAGAACTTCTTTGGGTTGTTTTTCTTCTGATTGTTTCGTTTCTTCTTCGTCGTCGTTTATCAGCAATTTTGTTTTCTTATTAACATCCGTTTTCTTTTTCTTCTTAGATTTGATTTTAACTTCTTCAGTCAATCCTAAGTAATCTGGGTATTCTACGAGTCTTATAGGTAAATTATTTTTCTTCTTTGGTTTTGCGATACAATCTTCTGCTACTCTACATTTTAAACTCTCGAGTGTTTCTGTTTCTTCGAAGTACAACTTAAAATTTAATTTATTAAGTAAAAAATTGATATTTGCTATATAATTAGCGCGATATTTCTTTGAAAAGTTTTGTGTAATCTGACCCAAATGAATATATTTAATGAGTTCATCTTTATACGTTTTCTCAGCATTTACATTTACGGTTTTTTGAGACATCCTTGGTGAATTTTCTTTTGCATTTGACTCAGTTGTTACATTTTTTACATTTTTTACATTTTTTACATTTTTTACATTTTTTACATTTTTAATGTCTGATATGTAATTGCATACAATTAGATCGCATTTGGTTCTTTTCTTGGACTCTATCATCGCATATCCGCATTTGTACACATCGTATCTTTTGCCTTCATAAAACCACTGGTAATAAAATGCATTATACCCGCAGTCACACTTCATTCTACAAATTCAATTTTTAATTTTATGTTTAGTTACAATTAAAAAATGCAATAATTAGAAAACCCGGGAACATAACGTATAAATATAAAGGTGTATTTTATACAATATTACGTTATACAATTCAATACATTATGGACAGAGTAAAGCAGCTTGAAATTATCCAAGAGGAGTGCAAAAAGGTTTTCGAAAAAAAGAACAAAGACTATGGAGATGCGTTTGCTAAACACGGAACAGTAGGTGTACTTGTGAGAATTGCAGATAAAATGTCTAGGTTTACAAATATTTCCAAAAAAAGTCTTGATATTTCTGTGTCAGATGAAACTCTAAAAGATACTTTAATGGATTTGCACAATTACGCTGCAATGGCTATAATGTGTATGGAAGACGAAATTAGCATGGTTTAATATAATTTATTGCATAAAAAAACAAAAGGTAAAATAATATTAAATTAAAATGTATAAATGTATAAAAATATAAATGTATAAATGTATGCAGAATTACTCTGAGGTCTCGAATTTAATTTTTGAACAGATTAGAACCGGAAAGATAAACGATTTAGAATTCTCTGGTCCAACAGAAGAAAATTTAAGAAAATTTCACAATTGGATAAAACAGCAATTGATTTTAGAATCAAAAAGAATTACAGAAGGTACAAAACTTTTGGACGTGGCAGTGGGTCGTGGAGGAGATATATTCAAGTGGACAAAGGCAAAATTTAAGTATGTGACAGGGTTTGATTCTGATAGTAGATCTATATACGAAAGAAATCATTTTGATGGAGCTATAAAACGTTACAATAGTGTAAAATCACAAATGAACGTTCCAAAGTGTTATTTCTGGAATATGTCTGCTACTAATCCTGATATATTAACTCTTTTAAACGGTAAAGACAGTAATTGTATTTATGATGTGGTATCTTGTCAATTTTCATTTCACTATTTCGTAGAGGACATCGACATTGTATTGAATATGATATCTAAAAAACTAAAATCAAAAGGATTATTTATTGGAACTGCGACAGATGGAGACTTAATTAGAGAAAACCTAAAAGAAAGTGACACAATTGACAAAAGTGCTATTTACATAAAAAAACTAGACGATAAAATGTATGAATTTTCCTTAATTTCAGAAAAAACATCTCGAGAGACATATTTTGAATACCGAGGTGTTTCTAAAGAATATTTTTTATCGAAGAATTTTTTAATAGAAAAGTGTAAACAATTTAATATGCACCCATTACGTGTAATGAGTTTCCACGAATGGAACGCTAATTACACGGGTATTGAAATGTCCACAAACGAGATGGTGTGCAGTTTTTTAAATTTTAGTTTTATCTTCCAAAAGTATTAATCTTTACATCCTCGCCATTGCCTCTGCCTCTTCAACCGCCGCCCGCGCCGCCTGCACTGCAACACGTGCCTCCGCTCTCGCCGCCACTACTCTCACCACCCTATCGCCGACCTCCTCTTCCACCGCATCCCGGTTTGCTGCTATCTCCCTCTTCGTCGCAAGGAATCTCTTGTAATTATACACTTCTCTCCAATAATCATCTATCCCTGGGCAAGATGTAGATCCAAAAATTGCACTAGCGTTGCAAAACGACGCATTTGCATAGTCTTTGAAATTGGTAGCTTCTTGCATAATTTTAATATACGCTGAGCTGTTTGCATTTTCATTAGAGCATGTTATAATCTGTTCTATGTAACTGTTCACAACAGTTAGAACAAGCCTCCATATATTATTATAAGCGTGTGTCTTTTTTGTCTTTTTATCTACCTGTTGTATAGAACGTTTCCATTGTGCTTTTCCTATATCGTTGAGAAGATATTGAACTCTTAGACTTCTCAAATGATATTCATTATCTTCATCACGGTGGTCTAAAAGGTTAAGTTTAAATTCTACATGTCTATAGAACCTATATAGAAGTTGAAAACGTCCTATCATATTTCTATCATTGTGAAACACGTTTGAGATTATTCTTGTTATGGTATAGTCATCGAGTTCGACACCGCACAGAATTTCACGATTAAATTCATGTGGGTTTCTGTTGATTTGTTGTCCGGTTTCTCTCAACCATCGAAAATACTCTGGATTGTGATTATAACCAGTAATACGTACACCTGTTTTCCATGAAAACTGAATGTGACATTTAATACACCACATTTGGTCACAACCATCTATCTTAGAAATCATCTCTCCGCAACCAGGACAAGGTTTAGATTGTCTATTAATAGCTTTAACAGTTGCCTTGGTATCTTCATCGCATATATGATCTTTCCCTTTAACTTCCATGCAATGTCTACAAAACTTAGTGTCGCACAGCGAACAGAAGTATTTAGAATCAAGGAAACCTTTACATTCACTAGACGGACACTTAATAGTAAAATTATCAACAGCTGTTACTGGTGCTGTACCAGATCGGTGTTCGTTAATTTGACGTCTGTAAGTATCAATTAAAGCTCTCTGGTCTTGCTGTATTTTTTTAATACGGTTAAGTTCTATATTCGCCTCAGCCATTCTTTCTGTAATATCTCTAATATTCTTCTCTTTAATTGCTTCGCCTTGTGTTTCAGGCAAAAGAGAAATCTGCCGTTCAAGAAAAAGATTCTCAGAGAACTCTTTTAAGTCTTTATTTACAAATTTCTTAGTAAGATTTTTGTTAATAAAATCTCTATCCCAAGGATTCTTGCAAAACATACACATTGGATCTTGTGTTCCACTAAGAATAAACGTCTGACAACAGCTTCTACACGCAGATTCATTTGTTTCACATCCTTTGCATACAACTTTAAGATGGTTAGAATTATTAAATTTTTCACAACAAATAGAACACTCCATCGTATACTGTTAAATATGTATACTTCAACTTTCTAAGTAAATTAATTTTCTGTAATAATTATATGGAGACGGCCGGGCTCGAACCGGCGACTTTAGGCTCATAAGACCTACGCTCTAACCAACTGAGCTACGCCTCCATATAATTATTTAATAAAATTATTCATTTATTCTTTAAACTGATTGACTACTTAAATTAGTAATCTCTTCTTTTTTAATTTTAACATCAATGTACTCGTTTAATAGTTCATCGTAAGTTTCTTTAAGTTCATTGTACTCATCTAGTTTAGTTGTGTACTTATTTTCCAAATCTCTATTAATTTCAAACAACTCCTCGTTTTTTTCGTAAATGGTATTATTTGTGGATACCAAATTGTCATTGTGTTTTTGAAGTGAATGGTAATCTTCAAGTAATCTATCATAACAATTATAGATATCTGAATAATTTTTATAAATGAAATTATGTGAACACAACGATCTTTTTAATTTATTAAGGTTTTCTACTAATGAACGTCTCAACGAAGAAATTTCTTCATTCTTTTTCTTAATTTCTACTTCTTTTTCACGCCTATATCTTCTACTCGATCTAATGTTGTAACGAACTGTTCGGTCCGTAAACGTGTGATGTTTTACCATTTGTTAAATATCAATAAGTTATCTCTTTAAATCTGTGTATCATTTTGTGTAATAATTTGGAAATTAAAATGAATTTAAATTTGTAAATGGCGCCAGATCCTGAATTAACTTCTAAGGTTATGAGATTAAAATGGAAAAAGGGTATATCTTTATCCGAGGCTTGGGAAAAGGTAAAAAGACCAAAGAAAAAGAAAACGGATACAAAAGTTAAGAAACCTGTAAAGAAAGACACTAAAGAAAAGAAACTCGTCAAGAAAGACACTAAAGAAAAGAAACCTAAGAAAGACACTAAAGACAAGAAACTCGTTAAGAAACCAAAGAAAGACGCAGATGGTAAGAAAAAACCCACTGATTCTAAAAAGAAAATTAAATCGCGTGATTAATTGTAAATGTAATTGTAAATGTAATTGTAAATGTAATTGTAAATGTAATTGTAAATGTAATTGTAAATGTAAATGTACAAGTACTTAAAAGTAAAATACAATTATTATTAATATGAAAGGACGTAAAGTTTCTATTGATAATGATTTGAAGAAAAAGTTAACAGTTGTTCCTTTTATTCCGGGTGCTCCTGTTCCTATAAATTATGCAGTTTATAAACTAACAAACAAATTTATGTATATCCCAAGATATTATAACGACACTGGTGAAATAATATTGAATGATGTCACAAAAGCCGATATTAATATAAACACCGAACCTAGGGAATATCAAAAATCGGCTATTAAAATAATTCACGAAGAAATTCTTAAGTCTGACTCTTGTATTGCTTCTTTATACACCGGTTGGGGTAAAACATTTGCGAGTTTATACATTGCGAGCTTATTAAAAGTTAAAACACTCGTGATTGTAAACAAAGAGTCTCTTCTGGAACAATGGTCCGAGCAAATAATTAAGTTTCTGGGGTTCAAACCTGGTATAATTCAAGCGAATAAAATTTGCACAGAACCAGATGTATGTATAGGTATGATACAAAGTATATCAATGAAAGAATATCCTTCTGGTACATTTGATTGTTTTTCGTTTACAATATTTGACGAGACTCATCATTATTGCAGCAAGGTATTCTCTAATGCTTTTTATAAAATAGGTTCAAAATACAATTTGGGTCTCTCTGCTACACTTAAACGTGCAGATAAACTAGAATATGTTCTTGAATGGTTTCTCTTTAAACCTGCTATTAACGTTCAATTACTCATAATAGAACCAGAGATACATATTCACAATTTTTATGAATATCCAGATAATACTATTAAGTATATGTATAATGGCAAAGTAAATTCTCCCGCGAGTATAACGAGTATATCGGAGAACCAGAAGAGAACTGAATTTATAATTAATTTAATAAAAGAATGTTACATATCTAATCGTAAAATATTAGTCTTAACGGATAGAAAAGCACACTGCGACTTCATGTATAATAAATTACACGGAATGTATTCAGTTGGAATATACTACGGTGGTATGAAACAGGAAAATCTTAAAAAATCAAATGAATGCAGAATAATTCTAGCGACGTATCAAATGGCAGCAGAAGGTTATGATAACCCAGCTTTAGATACTTTAATTTTAGCTTCACCAAAATGTAATGTAGAACAAGGTGTCGGAAGAATACTGCGTAGAAAAAATGAGAACGCTGCACTCGTTATAGACATAAATGATTGTATTTCTGTATTCAACAATTGGAATAGAAAAAGACAATTATTTTATAAATCTAAAAAATTTAATGTATTATTTAAAACCGAACAAGTCACCGAAGACACCAATGTCTTCAAAGAGTATTGTCTTAGAGACATCTAAAGAGTATTGAGGACATTACCAACGTTTGGCATGGGTCTCATGCGTGTTTCGAGCCGGGAGCCCAAATTGTTCGCCTCCGCCGCGGCCAGCTCCGCCGTGATGGCATCTTGCACCGACAATGATACCGCCGCGTTATCTGCATCAAGCGCAGCTTGATTTGCGGTCCGCTGAGCCTCTATAGTTGCCGCTCGAGCTCTCGCCGCCGCTGCTCTACGACGAGCATAGGATACCATGTCCGCGGTGCTTTGCCCGATATCTCCGTCGATCACTCCGTCGTTCCGGTCCTGGCGAGCGCGTCGCCTCGTGGACGCAGCCTCTCCTTCCAATGCATTGCCAGCGAACGTATCGACGCGCTGTCCTAAGGCATTGAAAGTAGCTAAGTCACCTGTAAACTCATCTGCTTGTACTGATGTACCTCTTGGTCTGTTGTAAGCTCCGCCTAACGCATACAATGTATTATTGGGTGGGACATAATACGGCGAATCTGGAGTGAGAATGTTGCGAAGATCACTTCGGCTAGCTCCGGCAATAGGTTCCTTGTCGTAGCCGTATAGATTTTGTCCGAGTATCGACTGAGGGGCATCATTGGGAAGAGTACCATAGATGGAATCTCTACGAGCAGGCATCCCACCTCTACCCGGATTTACTCCTAAACCATGGGCGTTCATATGACCGGCTCCGTCTTTTCTAATATTAGTTCCTCTGCGTGCAATGCGCTCAAAATTTTCTCCTCTGGCCATAAACACCACGGCAATTGCAATCATGAAGAAGATAGTGGCACCCACCATTAACCTTGATAAAGCATCCATTGTTCTTTTTAATTTTAATTAAACATTTTTTTTTATAAATAATTATAATGATTGAATAAATTTAATAAACTAATATATATTCTTCTAAGGTATAATAAGAGAATTCCCCGAAATTAAAATTGGTGCATCGGGATTAATTGGATTCTGCGGTGGATCGACTGGATCGGCTGGGTCGTCTGGGCCGTCTGGATCGTCTGGGCCGTCTGGATCGTCTGGGCCGTCTGGATCGTCTGGATCGTCTGGATCGTCTGGATCGTCTGAGTCGTCTGGATCGTCTGGATCGTCTGGTTCAACTGGAACGGTTGGATCATCACTAAAACCGCCAGATATATACAATATCGCAGCAGTTGCAACTACAATAAGACTAATACTCAATAAAATTATTGGAAGCATTGTTATACATATTTTAAAGTAATATTTTTAAAATGAAATTAATCTTACAAAGTGCCACCGAACGCGATACCTGTACCTCCCCACCCCCCTTCGCCGCCTTGATCGCTAGCAAATGGACATCCAGTGGTATCAGGATTACTTACACAGTAATCAGCAACCGTCGTTTGTGAGCTACATGCAAGACACTCCGCTGTCATAGCTCTGCAACACATAACGGGATCGTTAATTTCTGAAACAATCTTATCACCTAACCCATCTACGACATCTTGCGTGTGAAATGTATAATAGTAATACATTATTAGAAATACAATTGTTAAAATAGCTAAACCTATTAATGATTTATTCATCTTGTTATACATTATATATAATAAATTATTTTGTATTATATATAATATATTGTATATTGTAAATTAGAAATGGATCAGGTATTTACAAGAGAGCGCTTGATTACGTTGATAGTAGTGTTTTTTATAACGGGTTTCTGGGATATAATCCTAAGAGCTATGTCCGAAGGTAAACTTTCATTCTTTGGTATTGAAAAAATGAAATGGGTAACCACATTAAAAGCTTATTTTGAGCATCATACTCTATTAGGAGCAGCTTTAATAGCAGCCTTTGTTGGCGCGATAGCTTATATTCTTATAATTTACACATATGAAACTCTAGATGTTAATAATAAGTTGTATCAGTTCATATGGGCATTTTTAATATCAGGATTGGTTGGTATACCAATGAGACTTTCTGGATTATTTCCAATTCTAGATGAACACTATTATAAACCTCTCGGATTTACTTATTCTTTTATAACTGATGGAATGTCTGGAGCCGTTGTGGCTATTACGTTATTTATTTTACAATTATATATTATATATTAAGTAATAATAAATGTCGGAAATACAGATCTTGGTAAAGAGTCTTCGCTCAAAAAAATACTACACGAGACTTATGGAAATTCTTGTAGTAAACGGGTTATTAGATATATTTGAAGAAGAATTAAAAGATGGTAAGATAGATTATTTACCTCTCACTCTAAATTTACTTAAGTTCCTTGAAAAGAATAAAAAACATTATAGAAATTTTAGTTCAGATAAATTTGAAAATATAATAATACTTTCGATAGATGAAGTTTTAAATAAGAAATTTAAAATAGATCTAGACGAAGAACAGTTAAAAATGGTTCTAGAAATAGTTAAAAATTCATACTTATTTAAAACTAGTATAATTTTTGTAAAAGATGTATTAATTAAATTATATTATAAATTTAAATGTAATTGTAAACCCTGTTACAACGCTGACGTTGTTGAGTTCGAGGCTTACTAATTTTTCGGAGCTAAACAATACTTAATTTGTCCTAAATTTGCCACGTTGTATAAAATTGTTAATGGATAATTAGTTTTAAGGTATATTTCTACTGTACCACACAAATTAGTAGATTTTGTAAATAACTGAATATATTTAATGTTATATATACCAGACTGTTCTTCGGTGTTAACAATTTCATTATTTGTTTCATTTATCTTAATCATCTGCTCTGCAAAATCTCCTACGGCTTTAAGAGTTAGATTATTTAAATTAGATATAAATTCTATTTCAGAAGAAATGTTAGCAAGATCTGAAATGTAAGTCTGAAAATCAGAAGAAGGCATTGTAATATAAGACTCAAATTCTATATCCGGAATGTTATATATCTTTTCATCCATATCCAAAAGTTTAATTTTACTGGTGATTGTAGACTTTTTATCGCTATTTTGCGATTCTATGTACATACTATTTTCATCTTTTTTGTAAATTGTAAAAGAAATAGTATCAGTGTGTTTTATACCTTTTAGTATTTTAAAAACAGACAGTAAATTAATTCCTATATTAACTGGTCTCTCGCAAATGTATTCTTCAAATTTATCATTCATTAGATGCAAATTTACGATAGCTGTTTGAGTTCCATCTATAGTTGTTAGTTTTAAGCCAGAAGAATCGCCTTTAAAATTTACATCGGATAAAATGTTTTTAAGAGATTCAAATAGAATTCTTATAGCATTTGTTTGAACAGTTTTAAATCTAAATAAAATCTCGTTATCAGACATTATTTGGATTTAAATTGCGTTTATCTTTTAAGTTAATTTAATTTAATCTTCTTTCATAATGTTATCATAAAGTTCAATTTTATGTTCGTCACGTGGATCTACCGCTGCATGACGTTTCCATATTAATCTACATGGTAACTCTTTTAATATACACTTTTTGCCATCAATAGGCGTATCATTTGAAATCATCATTAGACTTCCATTTTTAAAATCAAAACTATCAAAGTCTGGATGATCTGCAAGCGCGTCTTCTAGTTTAATTGGATCGTGTCTGTCGTTGTAAAAATTGCACAAAGGACCCAAATATGGAGTAACATAATTAGTTACCATGACACCGTTTAGAATTATTGTTTCTGGATAATATGGAAATTTAGGTTCAGAAACTTTAAATACATATATTGGAAATGTAATATCTTTATCGTATGTTATATACTTCATAAATTTACCATTGAACATGTATTCAATAATTATATATTTAATTTTGTTGTCTTCGTCTATATCTGCAACTTCTTCATTAGTGAGTTCTAATTTATTTATATCAGTTCCATCTTCAAATTTAATTCTATAACACAATAGCGTATACTCATCTTCTTCATAAACATCGTCGAAAGATTTCATAACTAATGGATAAAATATCCTATAAATTTTACGCATGATGTATCCTATAACTCCGATTGTTGTAAAAGTATATAATGCCCACATTTAATTACATTATATAAAGAATTCTTTAAATTTATTTATAAATGGATGAAACTATTAAAAGACGTGGACGTAAAAAGATAACCCCCGAGAACAAAGAAGTTATTCCAGAACAGGAAGAAGAACCTGTTAAAAAGAAAAGAGGTCGCAAAAAGAAATGGGAAACAACTCCTTTTAAAAACAATTATTCGACAGACGGAAACGAAAGAGTGACATTTAAAGAATCAAATAATATTGACACGGAAAAATATAACACAAACGCCTTGAATTTTGGAAATTTATGCATAAAAGTGCACGATAAAGAAGTCGATCAAGACACAAATTTAGATAATTATTTTGTGAGTAAGAAAACGACCAACTGTGAAATTGAACTTTCAAGTGACGAAGAAGACACATGCAACGTTAAAAAAGATAATATCAAAACTTTAAGACAATATACATCTGATTCAAATTTATCTGATGTAAAACTTAAGGTAACAGAAATAAGGTGTTTTTACTGTCATCACACGTTTGATAATCCTCCATTTTACTTACCCTATGATTATTCAAACGTATTAGATAGATATAAATTGTTTGGTAATTTTTGTTCACCTAATTGTGTAAAAGCTTATTGCATTAATAACAAAACATTTCAGAATAAAACTCACTTAATTGGACAATTTTATAGAAAATTATTTGGACCAGATTTTAGAATTGTCCCTGCTCCAAGTATATTGAATCTAAATAGCTACGGTGGGAAAATGAGTATAGAAGAATTTAGAAAATCCTTATATACAAATTCTAGATACACTATAAACAATATTAATTCTAAGGTCATACATATAAACTAGTCTAGTTACTAAACAATTTTAAGGCTATTAAAATTAAAATAGTAAGACAAATAAGGATATAATTATTGTTAGTCTTATCTCTATACATATTTGTTCTGTGCATAACTATTAGTTTATCGTCTAATGATAAATTATTAAAATTATTCTCTATAATAACCCGATACGCACTTCTTAGGGCTTTTTTATTGGTAAATGGTGTTTTATAAACATCGTCGAAAATTTGTTGATCAGTAAGACCAACTTTATCCATTGATACCTGATGATTATAGTGATCATTGTTACCCATTAAGGAATCTATTGAAATATGTGAAACGGGAGCAACGTGCTCAACCTGAGGGATACTCGAAATTGTTTTAATAGTTGCTGCCTGTTTTATAGAGCAGTCCATTGGGGGTTCTTCGTAGCTATAGTTGGGTTCTGGCTCGGGTTCTCTTGTAACGCTTTTATAATATAAAACCATTTATTTATTTGTTATATTATAAAAGATATAATTTTTTTTTAAAATATTCTATAAATTAATCGATCTTTTCCCTTTTTGGTTTATTATAACTTCTTTGGATGTTTCAATTGAACCACTTGATTCAGAATCGCTATCTCTTAACATACCAGACAAATTCATAGACGGACCGGAAATTTCTTTTGTTGATACTCCCGCTACCGCTTGTTTTTGTGTACCCTGTTGGGACATCGCTGCAGATATGTTCTTCATTATTTCTGAATTTTGCAAATCATTCATACCGTTTGGCATAGCAGAACTGAATAATGATTTAGTTACGTGAAACATAAATGCGCTTCCTACAAGTGTTACTAATAATTGCAACTCAGGGGGTAATTCTGCCCTGTTTTTATACTTTTCATGAAGTTGTGCGAATACACTTTCGTAGTCATCCAAATTTTCCATAACAGACTCCGACCATCCATCTAACTTAGCGCCTAGTGGGTCGAAGCGTTTATTAGCAAATTCGAGACCTGTAACCGCAGCCATTAAAATCTTTTGTTGAAATTTTACACTTACGTCAATTTCTGCGTTATTTTTATGAAGTTCTAATTCAAAACGAAGATCAGACAACTTAGACGACATTGAATATTTTTTTGTAAGAACTATGCCTTTCTTTTCTAAGGCAAGAAGCTTAAGTAGAATTTCCTGCTTATCAAGTTTAGGATCTCTCTTTGATTTCTTGGAAGAAACAGATCCAGAATCTGAATAGTCAGAATACTCTGAACCTTCTTCAGAACCTTCGGCTTCCGAACCGGAGACGTCGCTTTCATCTGAATCTTCTTTTTCAGTTCGTTGTTTTGTCTTTGAACTATTAACAAAATTTTGGTAATCATCTGGGTTAAACTTAGAGCTACTTTTCACAGAACTCGTTTTGTGTTTGTTTTTATGATCATGGTTTTTTGGTGTACTAACTTCCGGTTCAATCGTGCTACCAGAATCTACTGAATCATTGTCCGATTCAGAGTCTTTTATTATGTCTATACCTCCTACGCTAATTGGATTTTTAACGCTAACAGTCGGTCTGGATGTTTTATCCGTTTCAACCTTAATTTTTGGTACAAACCCGCTCATATTATATTCTTTTGTTTCTTTTTTTTTACATTTCTGCGAACGAGTAAATAATAAATTAACAGGACCTTTTATACTGTAATTATGTATTATTTCATTCATACATAATACATTTACACATTTATAATGTATATATTTTGTTTTTTTAAATTAAAGAGTATAAAAACAAAATGAAATATTATTGTAAATGATAACTAATAATATTATATACGCGGCGGGTATTTTGTTTTATTCAAAATCTATAGATCAAACACCCTATTTTCTTCTCGGTAAAGATTTTGAAAATCGTTGGTCTAATTTTGGCGGAAGATGTGAACTAAGTGATAAACGCGATTCTGAAGTTACGGCAGCAAGAGAGGCTTGGGAAGAAACTTTAGGAGCGGTATATGATTACGATAGTTTAAAAACCTTGATTAAAAATAAATGTGTAAAATGTATAACGTCGAGAACCCCTAGTGG